CAACCCGGACCATATTGCGGAGGAATACACCTGTGTTTTGGCGTAGGACTGCTATCAGCGCTGGGGCAGTGCAACCGTGATAAGGCTGACATCAGGCAGGCGGAAAGGAAAAGAGGATTGCAGTAGGGATGAAGGCTTTGAGGCAATATGTATTATTGCCTCAAGGTTGATGTGTATATTAATTGGTTTCTTCACTCTTTGAGAGAAGTGAAAGAACACGCTGGTGAAGAAGCTCTTCGTAACCTTCTGGCGTAGGAAAGTCAAACTCTATCGGGCCGGCTTTGGCGGCTGCATCAGCATAGCTTTGAGCTAACAATCCAGGGGTCTGGGACATGCTATTCACAACTGAACTAAGAATGGTGATAGCGATTCTTGATGCATGTTCGCTAAGTTGCAGGTCGCTAACGATTCCTTCAAGATCAGCAATGCGCTCTTCGAGTTCAGACATAAATACTCCTTTCAGATAATTGTGGTGGCCTTCCGTTGAAGAATAACAGCTCCAGTATGTAGCTGATCAGATATTCATCACTAATAGCTAAAACTCAGGTATCAAAATGATTGCCTAGGTATTACAGAGCCACTTCAAGAGGTGGCTCGATAATGTCAAGGCGAGGACAAAATTATGGCAAAACCGGACTGGGAGGCCATCGAATCGGCATACCGGGCCGGAGTCCTTAGTCTCCGTGATATAGGCGATAAATACGGCGTTACTGAAGGGGCTATCAGGAAGAGGGCTAAAAAGTTTGATTGGGTACGCAATAGCGGTACGCAGGTACGCAAAAATGGTACGCAAAGTGGTACGCAAAAGAGTAAGGCGCGTACCAGCGAAAAGCCTGCCAGCGCTGGCCGTACGCAAAAAAGTACGCAACCAAAAGCTGAACCTCCACCAGATACGAAACCGATACGCGGGGTGCGTACCGATCCGCCGACCAACCCATTCCAACCCGGCAACCAGCAGGCGTTAAAGCATGGTGGTTACGCCCGCCGCCTTCTGCTTAAAGATGAGGTCATTGAAGACGCGAAAGCGTTGACACTCGAAGACGAATTATTTCGCCTTCGGGCTAACAACCTTGTCGCTGCAGAGAATATTGGCCGGTGGTTGACCAAGCTGGATGATGCTGAAGGGGACCAGGAAAGAAAGGTGTTGATGGAAAATATCAGCGCCGCCGAGAAGGCGATGATGCGCAATACCGTTCGTATTGAGTCCATCGTCGGCACGCTTGCGACGGTAGGCAAAATATTTGCTGATACAGACTATCGCAAGGCTGCTACTGATAAGGTGTCGCTGGAGGCCGATCGTCTTCGCCGTGATGCAGGTATTGATGATGGCAACGGAGAGCGTGACCTCAATGACTTCTACTCTGACATCCAAACCGACGCTGAATCCGGTCCTGCGTAGCTTCTGGACGACGCAGGCGCGTAACAAAGTGCTTTATGGTGGCCGGTCATCGTCAAAATCGTGGGATGCCGCTGGCATAGCCATATTTCTGTCGAATAAATACAGCCTGCGCTTTTGCTGTGCACGTCAGATCCAGAACAAAATTGAAGAGTCGGTGTATACCCTGCTCAAAATTCAGATTGACCGCTTTGGTCTGCGGCATCGTTTCCGCATTCTGAACAACAAAATCATTAACCGGGTGACCGGGTCTGAATTCGTCTTTTATGGGCTCTGGCGCAACATTGAAGAGATTAAGTCTCTGGAAGGTATCAGCGTTCTGTGGCTTGAAGAGGCCCACGCGCTGACGGAATACCAGTGGAAGATACTGGAGCCTACCATCCGTAAAGAGGGCTCAGAGTGCTGGTTTATCTTTAACCCCGGGCTGGTGACTGATTTCGTGTGGCGTAACTTTGTGGTCGACCCGCCTGAAGATACGCTTATTCGCAAAATCAACTACGATGAAAACCCCTTTTTGTCCGACACCATGCTGAAGGTTATCGAGGCCGCTAAGCGCCGGGATCCGGATGGGTTTAAGCACGTCTACGAAGGCGTGCCAGAGTCGGATGATGATGCGGCCATTATCAAGCTGTCATGGATTGAGGCGGCCGTTGATGCCCACAAAGCCCTTAATTTCGAGCCAAGCGGGCGCAAGCGTATTGGCTTCGACGTTGCCGATAGCGGCGCCGATAAGTGCGCTAACGTCTATCGCCACGGCTCCGTCGTGTATTGGGCGGATGAGTGGAAGGCGAAAGAAGACGAATTGCTGAAGAGCTGCCAGCGTACGTATCAGGCGGCACTGGAGCGTGATGCTGATATCGTCTACGACTCAATCGGCGTTGGGGCATCTGCTGGCGCGAAATTCTCAGAAATTAATGAGGATCGTAAGCGCGAAAACATGAACGCATCCCGCATCAACTATCAGCGATTCAATGCAGGCGCTGGTGTGAATGAGCCGGACTACGAATACATTGGCATCCCGAACAAGGATTTTTTCGCCAACCTCAAAGCGCAAGCCTGGTGGCTGGTAGCGGATCGTTTCCGTAATACCTTCAACGCGGTTAAGAACGGTGAGCAGTACCCGGTAGATGAGCTGATAAGCATCGACTCATCCTGTCCGCTACTGGAAAAACTCAAGCTGGAGCTATCCACGCCTCATCGTGATTTCGATAAAAACGGGCGCGTCATGGTAGAGAGCAAGAAAGACCTCGCCAAACGCGACGTGCCATCACCAAACATTGCCGACGCCTTCATCATGGCGTTCGCACCAACTGACAGCTCTATTGATATCTGGCTGAAATTCGGAGCATAACCGCATGGCGAAACAAGCAAAACGAGTCGCCACGGCGGACTCTTACGATAACTTTATCGCCCGCGTAGGGATGCAGCAGCCTAACCAGCACGCCGCATCAACGTACCGGGCGAATTATACCAGCCGTAACCGCCTGTTGATTGAATGGGCGTATCGTTCGTCGTGGATCATCGGCGTGGCTGTGGATGCTATCGCCGATGACATGACCAAAAAAGGCGTGCGCATTACCAGCGAGATTGACCCGAAGCGCCGCGGCATTCTGGAATCGAAGTTTGAAGAGCTTCAACTGTGGGACGCGCTCAACGAGACGCTGAAATGGTCGCGGCTTTACGGTGGTGCTGGTGCGCTGATCCTTATCGATGGGCAGGCACCGTTAACCCCCCTCATCCTGGATAAAGTCGGCAAAGGTAGCTTTAAAGGCCTGGCCGTTCTCGATCGCTGGATGCTCAACCCGCAACTGACGCGCCGCATTAAAACGCTTGGTCCACATCTCGGCAAGCCTGAATTTTACGACATCGTGACGACGGCTCAGGGATTACCAGCCTGGACGCTGCACCATTCCCGCCTGATTCGTATGGATGGCGTGAAGCTGCCTTACCAGCAGAAAATCACCGAAAACGAATGGGGTATGTCGGTTGTAGAGCGCATCTTTGATCGCCTGACCTCATACGACAGTACCAGCGTCGGTGCGGCCCAACTTTCATACAAGGCCCATTTGCGGACAATGAAAGTAGAAAAATTGCGAGAGTTGATCGGGATGGGTGGGAAAGCCCTTGAATCACTACTTAAGCAAATGGAACTGATTAGGCAGTATCAGACAAATGAAGGGATGACCTTAATTGACGGCAAGGACACTTTCGAAACCCACTCCTACTCATTCGCTGGCCTGTCTGACCTTCTGAGCGAGTTCAAAGAAGATATTGCCGGGGCTGTTGGAATCCCGCTGGTGCGTATGTTCCGCCAGTCGCCGAAAGGCTTCTCTACGGGTGACGCAGACCTGGCTAACTACTACGGCGACGTGGGTACGCAGCAGGAGCGCGACTTACGCCCGCATATTCGCCTGCTGTTCGATGTACTGCATCGCTCGGAATTCGGCGAACCGCTGCCGGACGATTTCACCTTCGAATTTAACCCGCTCTGGCAGATGTCTGATGTTGACCGCTCGACGGTCGCGACGAACACGGCTAACGCGCTGGCAACCGCTGTGCGTGATTTGGGAATGTCTCCGGCGGCTGCGCTGACCGATTTACGCGAGCTGTCTGACGTTACCGGCATCGGTGCTTCAATTAGCGATGAGGATATCCAGAGTGCGAAGAAACAGTGGCAGGCGACTGAATCTGAAACCAGCCCTCCGCCGCCGATCGGAGGTCCAGTACCAGAAAAGCCTACTGGCGATAGTCGACCAGATAAACCAAATCGTCACGGGCTCCTACGATGGTTCACAGGCAAGCGCTGACAGCATTGCTAAATCGCTGGTTGACTACTCCGGGGTGATTGACGACTGGGCCGAAATGGTCGGTCGAAAGATGTTTGCCCAGGTAGAGCGTGAAGAGTGGAATCAGTGGCGCTCTGTTTCGGAAGAAATATCCGCTGGTCTGCGTGACGTGATTGGTAACACTCCTGTCGGCATGGTGGCACAAGACATCGTTTACCGACAGATTCGCTACATGAAGTCTCTGCCATTAGAGGCGGCCGGACGTGTCAGGGAAATTCAGGAGCGTGCGATACAGGCTGTCATCCATGGTGAGCGCCCCGATCAGCTTTACGAGATGATCATGCAATCCGGTGACGTGGCGGCCAGCAGGGCACGGATGATAGCCCGCACTGAGATAGGCCGCGCCACTACCGCATTAACTCAGGCTCGGGCACTGTCCGTTGGTTCTGAGGGGTACTGGTGGCGCATCAAGGGGGCTGGTACCAGGACATCGCACCGAGGAATGAAAGATAAATTTGTGCGCTGGGATAACCCGCCAACGCTTGACGGTATGACCGGCCACGCCGGATGCCTGCCGAACTGCGACTGCTGGCCAGAAGTGCAAATACCTGACCCTGTAAAATAACAGGCCGCCAATGAGCGGCCTTTTCAATACCCGCAATTCAGCAGGTAACCCATGAAATATTTCTTTAAAACCCGCCTGGGTAATACTCGCTTTCAACTTGCTGATGGGTCAGTCCTGTTTAAGGACGTCCCGATCGCAAGGACTGGTGAGCAGGAGTACGACGCCACAGAGCGGCCTGAGCTTGTCCCAAACGACAGAGGGAAGGTCATCGTACGCCGTACGCCAGAAGAGGTGTTCAGCGAGCGAGCCATGGCGTCATTTGAAGGAATGGCGGTCACTATTGGCCATCCGCGAGATTTTGACGGGCAGATCATATTTGTTACCCCTGATAACTGGCGCCAGCTGGCTCACGGGCACATCCAGAACGTACGACGTGGCACGGACGATAAAACCGATCTGCTGCTGGCTGATGTCATCGTCAAAACCCCGGAAGCCCTGCAGGCCATTGATGATGGTGATGACGAGGTCAGCTGCGGGTACGACGCCGATTACGAACAAATTTCACCTGGTCTCGCAAAGCAATCTGCGATTACCGCTAACCATCTGGCCCTTGTCCCTAACGGGCGGGCCGGTTTCCGTTGTGCAATAGGGGATTCTATGCCAAGCACTACTAAAAACTGGTTTACCCGGCTCCTGAAGGCCCGTAAAACCGGGGACGCTGCCGAAATGGCAAGTCTCATTGATAACCCGCCTGATGATGTCACGGGCGATAACGATGTATCGACCTCTATGACACCCGGCGGAGTGATCATTAACCTTGCGCCGCAAAATCCGCTGCCGGGCCCGGCATTGCCTGGTACCGGCGATGGCGAGGAAGAGATTCCTGCATGGGGTAAGGCGCTGATTGAGGCGGTGGCCAAACTCACGCCTGCGGCAACTGCTCCTGGCACCGGCGATGCCGAGGACGAAGAGGAGAAAAAGGAAGAAGAGGGTAAGCTTACCGGCGATGCCGCTTACCGCGCCGATCTGATTCAGCCTGGCATCCAGTTGCCAGAAAAGGCGAAGCCGACAGCATTCAAGCGTCAGGTGCTCGCTTCTGCCGATCAATCTCTGGTGCGCTCTATTGTCGGTGATGCCGATATCAGCAAGCTGAAAAAAGCCACGGTAGATATGGCTTTCACGGCTGTTTCTGAGCTGGCGAAAAACCGCAATACCAAAACCGTCTACAGCCTGCAAACGCAGACTGCCACCACTGTTAAAACCATTGCCGGTATGAATCAGGCCGCGCAGGAATTCTGGTCTAAACGAGGCTAACCAATGGGTAATACATTTCTTTACCGGATGCCTGCGGGCATCGCCGGGGCAATTTCTCGTCCGCAGGATCTGACGGTTGAACCTCAACTGCTGGACTCCTCCAACCTTTTCCCCGCTTACGGCCTTGGCGGCAAGATTTCCTCCGGGAAATTTGTGCCAATCGCTGCGAGCGATACAGCGTCGGTGCTGGTGGGCATTTACGTTCGTCCGTATCCGACCGCCAGCCAGCCGGATAAAGTCCAGCAGGTAGGCAGTGGTAAAAACTTCACCGGCGATTGCCTGGTACGTGGTTACGTCACGGTAAACATCGGCGCGGATGCATCCAGCGTTGCGCTGCATGGCCCGGTCTATATGCGAGTGGCCACACCAACCGCCTCAAGCCCTCTCGGCGCGTTCCTTGCCGCCGCTGATGGCTCGAATACCGTCCAGATCACTAACGCTTACTTCAATGGCCCTGGCGACACCAGCGGCAACATTGAGCTGGCCTTCAATATTTAAGGAAATCGCAAATGCCAATGACATTTGACCAGGCGACAGTCGACGGCACTGGTGCCTTTCTTGTCCATGAGCTGGAGCGTCTCGATCAGACACTGAATCTGCCGCTGGTGAATTACACCTGGTCGCGCGATATCCAGTTGCGTGAAGACGTGTCTATTGCTGACGAGATCAGCTCTTTCACTAACACCACTTTTGCTGCTGCCGGTACGCCGAATGCCAACGGCAAAAACTGGCTTAGCAAAGCCGCGACTGCGATGGCTGGACTTAACGTCGACATCGCAAAAACTGGCTTCCCGCTCACACTGTGGGGTATGGAGCTTGGCTGGACCGTTCCTGAATTGCAGGCAGCTGCACAGGTCAGTCGCCCGATCGACACGCAGAAGTACGAAGGTATGCAGCTGAAGTGGAACATGGACACGGACGAGCAGGTTTATATCGGCGATTCCGGTCTGAACGTTAAAGGCCTGATGAACCTGACCCAGGTAACGCCGACCAACGCAGCGAAGACTTGGGCGACTTCCACCGCTGACGAAATCCGGGCGAGTATTAATGCCGGGTTGAGTGCAGCGTGGGCCAACTCAGCTTACTCCATGGTACCGACGGACCTGCTGATCCCGCCGGAGCAGTTCTCTCTGCTGGCAAGCACCATCGTATCCAGCGCTGGTAACCAGTCACTGCTGACCTATCTGGAAACCAACACCATCGCATACCACCAGAACGGGCGTCCTCTGAACATCCGTCCGGTGAAATGGGCGAAAGGTCGTGGCGTGTCGAACTCTGATCGCATGGTGTTCTACACCAACGACAAGAAATACGTTCGCTTCCCGATGGTTCCGCTGATGAGCGTGCCGATCCAGTATCGCGGCCTGTATCAGCTCGTAACCTATTACGGCAAGCTGGGTGCAGTAGAGCCGGTTTATCCGGAAACTCTGGCCTACGTCGACGGTATCTAACCTGCGGCGGCCCGAAAGGGCCGCTCCTGAGGACTTGCAATGAAAAAGATTTACGTACTCTCCCCGTTTAACTTCAACGACGGCAAAGAGCAAAAGCATTTCCCGGTTGGCTTCCACGACGTTGATGACACGGTTGCTGATCACTGGTTCGTAAAAGCGCACTGCTCGCCTGATGGCGAAGCGCCGGCGGTCGCAGAAGACCCGCGAATTGCTGAGCTGGAAGCAAAAATCGCCGAGAAAGACGCGCGTATTGCTGAACTCGAAGCGCAATTGCCGGAGACTACCGATAATGGCAAGAAATCAAAGTCTGCCGACGCCTGAGCAGTTCAGGGCAACCTTTCCGCAGTTCGCTGACGATACAAAGTACCCCACGCCAATGATCCAGACTCGACTGAATCTTGCTGATGCCATGTTGAGTGAGTCGCGCTTTGGCGTGGATATCTTTCCCTACATCGTCGGGCTGTATGTTGCGCACTACATGTACCTTTACGCCGCCGATATGCGTGGTGTAGCTGTGGGTACTGCTGGTGGTGTAAATAGCGGCATACAGACCGCGAAATCAGTGGATAAGGTTTCAGCCAGTTATGACGCAAGCGCAACCCTGGACCCTAATGCCGGTTTCTGGAACAACTCCCGTTACGGATCGGAGTTCTGGGAATACCTGATGATGTTTGGTGCCGGAGCGGTTCAACTGGGGACGCCGGAATGAAAAGCGGGCTCACAATTCGGGAAGACAATTACAGTGTCGTTCTGGATGCGCTGAAACAGCTGTCAGGCACTGATGTACTGGTTGGTATCCCGGCAGGTCCTCCGCGCGATGATGCGCCGCTGAGCAACGCTGAGCTGGGGTATCTCCAGTCCACCGGGGCAACCGTAGAGATAGACGGTGAGACCGTTACTCTGCCGCCAAGGCCATTTCTGGACATGGGTATTGAGGGTTCCCGGGATAAAACGACCGAGCGTTTAAAGCTGGCCGCTCAGTCTGCGCTTGAAGGTAAGGCAGATGTGGCGTCGATGCATCTTGAAGCCGCAGGCCAGATTGCGCGTGATGCCTCAAAGGCTGTCATTGAGGCAGGCGATCGGCTGACCCCACTATCTGAAAAGACCATCAAGAAACGCAGAGAAATGAAACCGCCTATCCCTGGCGATAAGCCGTTGCGTGCCCGCGGATTCCTTTTAAGAGCGATTCAGTATGTCGTGAGGAAAAAATAATGCCGTTTCTCGATGTGACTGATGTTCTGCTTGATCCGGACTTTGTCGACCTGTCTCTGGTGTGTTATCGACAGGTGCAGACAGTGGACGAAGATAATTTTCCGACCAATACCGCGCAGGCTATTCCATTCTCTGGTGTTGTAACCGTCGATCGCTCGCTTGAGGCTAAGCGAATGGCCGCCGGGCAAAACATCAATGGCGCCATCCTCATCGTTACCCAGTTCAGGCTAACTCAGGGGATGCCTGCCAGTGACTCAACGCCAGAACTCGATGCTGATATCGTTTTATACAGCGGCAGACGGTACCGCGTGACCTTTGTCGATCCGTACACCCGATACGGTGCCGGGTTCGTGCAGGCACATTGCGAGCTGCTGGAGTTTAACGGAGGAATTCCCGTTGAGTAACGACAGCACAGAGCCTGGATATCTAACCCCCGTCGGGGATGCTCCTGAGTACGATAAGGAACTGGAAAAGCAACTAAGTCGCTGGGTAAGAGGCGTGACGGGGATTGCGGTTAACCTGGTGTTGCCCCGGTTTACCGATCCCCAGTCCAAAATACCGCCGAACGGTGAGACGTGGTGCGGGTTTAACTTCTCCACGCTCTTACGTCCCGGCACTCCTGCAAATGTCCAGGTAAGCGAAGAGCAGAGCGAACAATGGTCATGGGAGAGCATCCAGGTGCTTTTCTGTTTCTATGGCCCTGGCGGTTCCGGGATGGCCACGCGGTTTCGCGACGGAATGTTTGTAGATCAAAACGCAGATACGTTGCGACGAATCTCAGGTTTGTCGCTGGTGAGCGCTGATGATATACGAAACCTCCCCGAATTGATCAACAACCAGTGGGTGCGCCGGTATGACCTTGCCGTGACCCTTTCCCGCAAAAACACCCGTACCTACAACGTTAAATCTGTCGTTGACCCTAACGTCACGATAGTTACCGGAGACTAACATGGAAAAAGGGCTTCCCCTTAACCGTATCGCTAACGTGACGGTGACGCTTTCTGCTCGGGCCGCGCAGGGGCGCAATTTTGGCTCAATGCTCATCCTGGGCGACTCAACTGTTATTCCGATTTCTGAGCGGCTGCGCCTTTACTCCAGCGCTGATGATATCGGCGATGACTTTGGTGTAGACAGCCAGGAGTATGCGGCTGCTGTTATCTGGTTCTCCCAGCAACCGCAGCCGACTCTTGTGTATGTCGGTCGCTGGGCAAAAACGCTGGCCACTGGCGAAACAGGCAGCGCAGAAAGCCTCCTGCAGGCGGTTAACGCTTTGCTGGACTGGAATTCATGGTATGGCCTTCATCTTGCCGTGCCGGTAGCGGATTATCCTTCCGACACCGACATTATCAGTGTGGCGGCGGCTATCGAAGGCGCGAGTGTATCCCGCATCTTTGGCGTTACCTCGGCAGATTCAACGATTCTTGACTCGGCCACCTCGACGGATCTGGCTTCCAAGCTGAAAGCAGCGAAATACAGCCGTACCTTTATCCAGTATTCGACCAGCAGTCGCTATGCTGCGCTGTCCTCGTTTGCGCGTGCGTTCACTGTTGACTTCACCGGAAGCAACACGACGATCACCCTCAAGTTTAAACAGCTGCCGGGCGTTACCTACGAAACCCTTGGTACCTCGCAGGCTAACAACCTGGAGGCGAAAAACTGCAACGTTTACGTGTACTACGAAAACGATACAGCGATTCTTGAACAAGGCGTTATGGCAAACGGCGATTTCTTCGACGAGCGCCATGGCCTCGACTGGTTGCAGAACGCCGTACAGACGGCTGACTACAACACGCTCTATACGAGCACAACCAAAATCCCCCAGACCGACGCCGGTACCACAACCCGTATCGCCAACATTGAGCTGGTGCTCGATAAGGCTGTGCAAAACGGTCTCTTTGCGCCGGGTAAATGGACTGGTGGCCCGATTGGCCAGCTCAATACCGGTGACATGCTGACGAAGGGCTATTACACCTGGGCAGAAAACGTTGATGACCAGCTTCAGGTCGATCGCGAAGCGCGGAAAGGTGTGCCAATTCAGGTTGCCGGGAAACTGGCCGGAGCCGTTCATTACGGCACCGTCGCAATCACGGTCGTGCGCTAAGGAGCCATAGATGTCTACGTATTCGTTTCTTGATGTTTCGGCCTCTCTCGCAGGGCCTACCGGGTTAGTTGAGCTTGGCTACGGCTCAGCGAACGCCGAAGAGGGCATTACTGTCACAATGACAGAAGCCAAAAACACCATGACCATCGGCGCCGATGGCGAGGTGATGCACAGCCTGCACGCCGGAAAAAGCGGCACTATCACGGTAACCTTGCTGAAAACCTCCCCGGTAAACAAAAAGCTCTCGCTGATGTACAACGCTCAGAGCCTGTCCTCGGCGACGTGGGGCAATAACGTCATCGTCATTCGCAACAAAGTATCAGGTGATACCACTACAGCGCGTTCTTGTGCTTTCCAGAAGCAACCCGATCACGCTAACGCCAAAGTCGGCAATACGGTTTCCTGGGTCTTTGACTGCGGCAAGATTGATCAGCTGCTTGGGGAGTTTTAACAGATGGAATTTGAAATCAAAGGCGTTAAATACCGCACCGCAAAGCTCGATGTTTTCCAGCAGTTGAAGGTTAGCCGCAAATTGCTGCCGGTGCTGGCCGGGCTGGTTTCTGACTTTGGCACGCTGAAATCCATGATGGTCAGAGACAGCGAGGGCAAGCTGGTTTTCGGTGAGAAAAGGGCGTTCGACGCTCTGGATATCGTCCTGCCGAAGATTGCCGATACGCTGGCAGCCCTGCCTGAAGAGGACGTTAACGCGGTGATTCATCCATGCCTGGGCGTTGTTATGCGCCAGCATGAAAAAGGGTGGGTTAAAATTTTCGATCAGGGCGCGCTGATGTTCGACGATATCGACCTGTTCACGATGCTGCAGCTGGTGGCGCGGGTGGTCGCCGACAGCCTGGGAAATTTTTTGAAAGAACTCCCCGGCAGCGGGACGCCTACCCAGCCATAGGTCCTGTCCTCGAATCCATGCCAGAAGGTGAGGATTTCCTGATGCGCCCGGTGGATGCCGGGCTCATCTCTTACACCGCCCTGAAAGATGGATCAGTCGATCTGGCTGATATTGCCCGTATGAATGACTGGCTGGACCTGAAAGCCGATAACGAAAACCGTATAGCGAAATGGAGAGAGGCTAATGAACGCTGAAACGCTCAAGGACTTTCTGATCTCGCTTGGGTTCAAAGTTGATGAGGCTGGCGCCAGAAAATTCGATGCCGTCGTTGCCGGGACAACGCTTAAAGCGATTGAGCTGGGCGTCAAAGTTGAGGCGGCGGCGCTTTCCGTCGTTGCATTCACTGCGAAAATTGCCAGCGGTCTCGACGACCTGTACTGGGCCTCTCAGCGCACAGGCGCGACGGTGGAGGGCATTAAGCAGATTGGGTATGCGGTTAGTCAGGTTGGCGGCAGTGTCGACGGGGCCCGCGGCTCTCTCGAAAATCTTGCCAGGTTCATGCGTAACAATCCCGGCGCTGAGGGTTTCCTGAACCGGCTGGGGGTTCAAACGCGTGATGCCAGCGGCAACATGCGGGATATGGCGACGATCTTTACCGGCGTCGGCCAGCGTCTTAGCAGCATGCCGTATTACCGCGCGAACCAGTACGCTCAGATGCTGGGTCTGGATGAAAACACCCTGATGGCAATGCGTCGCGGTATCGGCCAGTTTAGTGGCGAATACACCGCGATGGCGAAGGCGATCGGCTATAACGCCGATGTGGCCGCCGTCAGCTCCAATAAATTCATGACCTCGCTGCGCTCCTTTGGGCTGATGGCAGGCATGGCGCGGGATAAAATCGGCTCCAGTCTCGCTGATGGACTTGCTGGCTCTCTCGACAGGCTGCGCCGACAGATACTGGAAAACTTCCCGAAAATTGAAGGGGCTATCACTGCTGGTGTCAAAGGTGTCCTGTGGTTTGGTGAAATCATTGGCCGGGTGGTTTATCGGTTGATACAGCTCACCGTGGGCATTATCAACTGGTGGAAATCACTCAGTACCGAAACCAGACAGGTTATCGAGGTGTTTGGGGCGCTAATGATTGCCTGGCGCCTCCTGAATAGTGCCTTTGCGATGTCGCCTATTGGGCGCGTCATTATGCTGGGTGCTGCGCTGATAGGTCTCTACGACGATTACCGTACGTGGAAAGAAGGCGGGCAGTCGCTCATAGACTGGGGGAAATGGGATCCGGGTATCAAATATGCCCAGAAGGCTTTTGCCAGCCTCAGTAAAGACTTTGGCGGCATTTACCTGAAGGTGAGAGACCTCGGGTCTGCCATCGTCGATCTGGGTAAGCGATTCCTTGAATTCATTAACATCGATACATCGAAATTTAATGGCAAATGGCTGTTTGATCAGATTATCGAAAGCGTCCGCAGCTCAATCAAAATCCTCGGTTCGCTGGTGGATGCTCTGCGCAAGGTTATTAGTGGTGATTTCTCCGGTGCCTGGGACTCGTTAAAAGGCGCAGCAGCGGCGTGGAGTGAAAGCCCAATAATTCAAGGGGCTGCATCGGTCGGACAGGGGTTATGGGATAAAGCCACTGGTTACGTCAGTGATCTATTTGGTGGTGATGCCACCCAATATGGGCAGTCTGTCAAACGACCTCAGGCCACTAAAGCAGGCGCTAAACTGCTGGGCTGGATGGCTCCGATGATGGGTAAACTGGAGGCGTTGTATAACCTCCCTGCGGGCCTGCTCCGTAGTGTTGCTCTCGCCGAGTCAAATGGTAATCAGTTTGCTGTGTCTGGCGCTGGCGCACAGGGAATGTTTCAGTTTATGCCTGGCACCGCCCGCGATATGGGACTGCGCGGTAATGACGTGTTTGACCCGATGAAGGCGGCGGAAGCGGCAGCGCGGTATCTCTCAATGCTCCTGCAGAAGAATGGCGGGGATCTGGGTAAAACACTGGCCTCCTATAACTGGGGCATCGGTAATGTGCAGAAATACGGCATGGCGCTGATGCCACAGGAGACCAGAAACTACATACCCCGGGTGCTGAGCAATATGCCGGGTGGTGGGTGGCAATTTCAACAGCAGAACACCTACAACATCTATGGCGGAAGTGCTCAGGAGATAGGGAGGGAGGTTAGCCGGCAGGTGGATGAAAAAGCGCAGGCGTTAGGCAGAAATCAGGCGGGGATGGGTTAATGGATATTCTTTCTACTTTGTTTCATCAGCAGAAACGGCGGATTGGGCCGAGCGCAAACCTGATAGTCCCCAGCGTCGTCATATCCGAAAGGCATTCAGACACTCTGGAGATTACCGAACACCCGGTTGAGGTCGGTGCTGCAATTTCTGACCACGCCTATCGTCGGCCATATGAAGTGGTGATGCAGGTCGGTTTTGCTGGTGGTGGTTCGCTGCTTGATTTGCTGGATACCACTTCCTTTGGGGTAAGTGCGGGGCTGAGCCCGAAGGAGGTCTATCAGAACCTGCTGGACCTCCAGAATAGCCGTGTGCCGTTCGATGTGGTAACCGGAAAGCGGATTTACACCAATATGCTGATCCGCGCGATAGAGGTAACCACTGATCGCACGTCAGAGAATGTACTCTCCGCTGTTCTGACGCTGCGCGAGGTCATTATTACCAGCACCACTACCAAGCAAGTAGCGGCTAAAGCCGATATGAAGTTGGGTGCCAATACCTCGGCAGTGCAGGATAGCGGGGTAAAAACGTCTAAGCCGGTAGCTAATGAATCAGCGCTTAAATCGTCGGGGGTCTTTGATGGGCTTAAAGGCACGAGGCTTGGCAACATTATAGGTATTCAGTAATGGCAATCAGAGAAATACCGCTCTCACCTGAGAACCAGAAGTTTTCTATATCTCTGGCGGGGCAGAATTATCAGATGTCGGTATCGTGGCGCGCATCGTTCTGGTCTCTGGACATCATGGATAGCGGAGGCTCTGACCTGATTAAGGGCATTCCGCTAATCACCGGCGCTGACTTGCTGGCCCAATATACTCATCTTGGGCTGGGATTTGCGCTTTGTGTGGGTTGCGATAACCCGGCGAACGAAAACCCCACCGAAACCGATCTCGGTATAAACAGCCATCTCTATGCTGTAACGGAGTGATCATGTCTCAAAACTGGATGCGGCATTTTGAGCTACAGCTTGTCGACTCAAAGGGAAACGCCACTGATTTTGGTGGCTTCAAGGTCACGTTTAACATCGACTGGTTTAATATCAGCAGCGAAACGCGCGTGGGCACCTTCAAAATCTATAACCTCGCGGCATCTACCGTTAACAAAATTGTAGGTAAAGAATTTACCCGGATCAGAATCATCGCCGGGTATGATGGCATTGCTCAGGATGTTTCTGCCAGCCAGGTAGGTGTTGCGCGAACGGTAAACCCCGACGAAGTGGGGCAGATGGACGGCCGAAATTATGGGCTTATCTTTGATGGCGAGATCCGCTACACCATCACAGGCAAGGATAACCCCATCGACAGTTTTGTGCTTATTCAGGCGGCCGATTCCCATCGTGCTTTCGTTACCACGATGACCGCACAAACCCTTGCCGCCGGGTATACGGTTGCAGATTTCAACCGTGCCCTGATGAAAGACTTTAACGCCAATGGCGTGACGGAAGGTAACACACCGGACATGCCAGCGACGGTATACCCGCGCGGGCGAGTGCTTTTTGGCATGACCCGCAATCTTATGGATAACGTCGCCGAGCAATGCAAGGCTGACTGGATGTTTGTTGATGGCAAGCGGGAAATGGTGGCAAGAAATGAAGTGGTGCACGATGCTATCAAACTGAATAGCGAGACAGGGATGGTTGGCATGCCTCAGCAGACCATTGGTAGCGGCGTTAACGTCCGTTGCCTGATTAACCCTAACATCCGCGTTAATGGACTGATCGAGCTGAATCAGGCTTCTGTGTTCCGTACCGTGCTGGGGAATAACGATATCGCCATGACGCAAGGACGTATCACTGACCAGAACAACAACGGAAACATCACAATTGAAGGCACGACTGCGCAACCTGCGAGCATTGCGACCGATGGCGTTTATAAAGTTATCGGCATTATGTACACTGGCGATACAAGGGGCCAAGCGTGGTACATGGACATGATGTGTGAAGCGCGTGGCGCGCAGGATCTTCGTTCTGCATCGTCTTCGCAACGGGAAGGTTGATAATGAAAAGGTTGGCTTTAGTCGGGTTATTCCTCTTGCCGGGATTGTCACTGGCTGCGAACAGTGGCGGCATAACCTTGCAATGCGCAGGCTACAAGCTGGAGCTAATTCCTGATTCAATGTTTAGGATTAATGGGGAATACGTTACGTCACAGAAAATTAAAACCCTCGGTGACGGTAACGGGATGAAGGCTGATATGGGGCTGATGCCTGCCAAAGACGGCAACAACTACGGATTTGAATACGTTCGCTACCCCGGCACTGAAAAGCGATTTCTTAACGTCCAGCTCCTGCAAGCCAGCATGGACGCACCGAAGATTATCGGGTCATTTCCATGTAAGAAGGTGCCGGATTGACCGGCACAGAGTTACTCTTCTTTGAAGGTGATCGTTTTGCACTTCTCTATTACATCGATTAGCTCATTTGCGGATAGATTTTCTACTTCAATTTTCCCCTTTTCTGTTGTTATTGTTACTTTTTTTGAAGAGTTGGTTTGAATCCACTTTCTGATTATTGAAGCAATAGCAATGCAGGCAGGTGAAGAAGTGGCGACAATAATGGTAATATCAACCAGCGCGCCACCCACTCCAGCGCCAAAAGAGTCAACAGTGTGCATTCTGTTACGAACGGTGTAATTATCCTCTGGCACAGTTTCCCTGATAATCGGTAGTACAGCCCTACCGATTGATGGAGGTAGTTTTATGGAAGTATCAGATTTTGGCATTAAGGTTTCCGGCCCTTATTTGGAGAAACTAAAAATAGCCTTCCGGCTTTTCCTCAGCAGTTTCCTGCTTGCAACTAATCACGATGTAACGGTCGTTTTGAGCAAGGTTTACATCAAAAACTGCAAAGAGGATCAGTAACACTCAATATGAGTATTTAAAATCCTGATATTTGATCAGTAACCCGCCTCTGAGCGGGTTTTTTAATGCCCGGAGTAAAGCAAATGGCGGTATCCGATAAAACCCGCAGTGGGGCGCTTGCGGAGGTTCTGGCGTCAGAGAGAAGGACGCTCAACGAACAACTTCGCGTTGCAATGCCCGGCATCATCCAGTCTTTCGATCCTGACGCAGTGACCGCCGTAGTGCAGCCGGCGATCCGCTACATCGAGCGAGATAACGACGGCAACAAAAGTACCAAGGATTATCCGTTGTTGGTGGATGTTCCTGTTGTATTCCCTCGCGGCGGAGGCTGCACGCTGACTTTTCCTGTTAAGGCTGGTGATGAATGCCTTGTTATCTTTGCAGACCGCTGTATTGATTTCTGGTGGCAAAGCGGAGGTATTCAGGAGCCAGTAGACGAGCGCATGCATGATTTATCCGATGCCTTCTGCATTGTTGGTCCGCAGTCGCAGGCGAAGAAAATCGGCGGCATCAGCACCAGCGCAGTAGAGCTGCGCAGTGATGACGGGGAAACAAAGTTGAGTCTTAATCCTGCCAGCGGAGCTATCAACGGCACGGCGCCGGGAGGTTTTAACCTGAACGGGCTTAAAATTCTTTCGGACGGACGCCTGCAGCTGGTGGATGGCTCAATCGTTGATAAGCATACGCATGGTGGCGTTGAGCCTGGTGGCAGCAGTACAGCACCACTCGGAGGATGATATGCGATACCGTAGAGAAGATGACGATGGGGATTACACCTTCGGTCAGGGTGATGATACCTGGCTGGTTAACTCCCCAGAGGCTGTCGCGCAGGCCATAAAAACTCGCTTTCTGCTTTGGTACGGACAGTGGTTTCTGGACACCACGGAGGGAACCCCGTGGATTCAGTCCGTTTTGGGTAAGCAAAAGCCGGATACATACAATCTCGCTATCCGCAAGCGGATCCTCGAAACGCAGGGGGTTAGCTCAATCACTGCATTTAACACCACCGTTGACGGTACCACGCGCCGTGTAACGTTCACAGCAACGGTGGAAACCATCTACGGGACAACCACAGTAACTTCGGAGGCGTAATGTCTTTGGACCTCGACACACTCGGCTTATCGGCAACGGTAACCGCTGAGGGGATAAGTGCGCCCGACTATCAGACCGTTCTGGACACCATCACCGGCTATTTTCAGCAGATTTATGGCAGTGATGCCTATCTCGACCCTGACAGCAAAGACGGCCAGATGGTCGCTCTGGTGGCTCTGGCCATTCACGATGCCAACAACACGGCTATTTCTGTTTACCGGTCATTTTCTCCGTCGACGGCACTGGACGATGCATTAACCAGTAACGTCAAAATTAACGGCATCGCTCGCCGGGCTGCGACAAACTCTACGGTCGATGAGCTGATCGAAGGTGAGGCCGGAACGTTAATCACAAACGGCTCTGTGAAAGATGCCAACGGCATCATCTGGAATCTTCCTGCTCAGGTGACAATTGGTATTGATGGGACGGTTATTGCTACAGCGACGTGTTCTGTTGCTGGCGCTGTGGCGGCCCCTGCCGGGTCAGTCAATAAGATAAACACCCCGACACGTGGCTGGGTATCAGTAACTAACCCTCAAGCGGCTACCGTTGGCGTTGCTGCCGAAACAAATGCTGAATTGCGTGTCCGGCAATCACAGAGCGTTGCTTTACCGTCTCTGACGCCGTTTGAGGCGGTAGATGGTGCGATAGCAAATATCAGCGGCGTAACCCGTCACAAGCTGTATGAGAACGATACAGATAACACTGATTCAAATGGCCTGCCGCCGCACTCAATCGCCGCCATTGTTGAAGGTGGTGATGCGACGGTCATTGCAAACAGCATTCGTGGTGTGAAAGGGCAGGGCGTAACACCCTACGGTAGTACGGTGATTGTTGTGCCTGATAAGTACGGAAACCCTCACCCGGTAGGTTTTTCAAGGCCGGTCGATGTGCCCATTTACGTGAAAATCACTATCGAGCCCCTTACGGGTTACACATCCCAGGTTGGCGAAGAGATAAAGGCGGCTGTATCTGCCTACATTAACTCTCTGGCAATCGGCGCCAGCGTTCTTCTCAGTCGCGTTTACTCACCGGCTAACCTTGGTGTTGTCAGTGGAGGTAATGCCAGGTATTACGACATTACCGAGTTGCTGATCGGTACGTCTGCCGGTGGCGTAGCTGCGGCAAACGTGGATATTGCCTTTGACCAGTCGGCATCCTGCGCCGTCAGCAATATTAATCTGGTGGTCTCATGAGCAGATACACTGACCGCATAACAAACTACCACGCCGGTAAACCAAAGTTCTTTGCCCACGTCGACCTGTCCACCAGGCCACTGAGTGATGTTTCCGATGCCATGTCACGGCTAATACCCGATTTTGATATTGATACCGCCGTAGGCGTGCAACTCGACGTTGTGGGCGAATGGGTTGGTCGTTCCCGTCGCGTGGCTACACCGGTAACCGGGATTTATTTTTCGTGGGACACCGAGCGGGTTGGCTGGGACCAGGGGGTATGGCAGGGCCCATATGACCCAAACGACGGTTTTACCGATCTCAGTGATGAAATATATCGGCTAATGCTGAAGGTGAAAGTGGCGATAAACAACTGGGATGGACAGAACGATTCGCTGCCTTCAATTCTTGATACCGCCCTTGCCGGGTCAGGGATCCGAATGGCTATTGTCGACAACCAGGATATGTCTATTTCTATCTGGATACTCGGTGACCCATCGGTAGCTATAAGCGAAATAGATCGGTTAATCCTGGATAGCGCCGTCAATAAAGGCCCCTTTATCGCATTACCGGCAGGTTACGTACCATCGCGCTATGACATTAACCCGATTGACCAGGTTAACAGCGAGCTATGGTGGGCGATTCAAAACGGTTATATGACGGTTAAGGCCGCCGGAGTTCGTGTCCGTGAAATAGAGACCGTCAGTGATGGTTATCAGTTTTTTGGCTTCGATATCGAAAATGACTATATCGCTGGTTTCGACCGCGGGTCATGGGGAGAGAGATTTTAATGGCGACTAACGATTTTAAGCCCTTCGCTACTGGTAGCGGGGCAAACGTATTACCTCAGGCAGACTATGAGTCACTATCTGCCCTGGCCTCTGGATTTCTTTCCGGAAAAGCTTCATCTGCGCAGGTAAATAAAGTCTTGCGGCAAGCGTCTTTTGTGTCTTCGGCAATCGCTCAATTTATTTCGTCCACATTAAATAAAGATGTCCTTGATAACGGGGATGAGTCTTCGTTTGTGTCGGATTTTACCAACGCCTTGCGTGAAGATATCAAAAATAACCTATTACCTGTCTTTATTAATCAGACGAATGGGTATATAGCCATTCCTGCTTTACTGTCCGGTGTTAAGCAAATATTTTACATTCAGTTTGGAACATTTACTGGAACAACTGACAGTGTTGGTAATAATGGCGTTTATGAAAATTCCAACATTAACGTTGCATGGCCTGTGACGTTCCCTAATGCGATTCTTGGGGTAATTACCGGGGGGTCTTCTGACGTGAGCGGGGTCGGAATGCAAGAGATGGCATGGAGTTTATATAAGAGCAAAACTGCTGGTGTTTTTGGCGTGCAATGTCGAGCCCCTGGCGCTTTAATGACAGGAAGCTATATAGCCATTGGCTTTTAATGGGAGAGTAAAATGTTATTTTCTGAGTCAAATCAGGCTTTCTATTTGCCTGACGCTAATTACGGAGTGGATATTGGGGATGGGTGGGGAGCGTTGGGTTGGGTTGAGTGATGTGGGAGAGAATTATGTGAGAAAAATTT